CGCACATCACGCTGCAAAATGGTGGTGAGATAACTATCAAACCATTCAACGCGCTCAGCTACATCCACACCAGAGATTTCGGGAAAGGTGGCGCGTGCAATCACTTCATTGAGTGTCGCTTTCTTGGTGGATGCCTCAAAATCCATCGCAAATAGACGCTGCAGGAAGTCGCCTTTGCCGCCCAGAATTTCGCAGCCGCTGAATGGGTAGAGCGTTTTGACACTCATGCGCCCCACCAACGGGTCGGAGAGTTTTGGCAATGCCATGATGTTCGCCGAGCCAGTGAGCAAGAATCGTCCGTTGCTATTTTTTTTATCCTTCAACCTGATTTCATCTACCACCAGTTTTAACGCGCGAAATATCTCAGGCACGATTTGCACCTCGTCGATGATCATCGCGCCTTTACGGCTTTTTAGAAAACTCTCAGGCGAGCTTGCTGCCGCCGCCATTTGCGTGGCATTATCAAAACTGACATACCCAGCAGGAAAGTCTTTCTTGTTTAAGTGCTGCACCAGCGTGCTTTTGCCAGCCTGACGCGGGCCATTTAGAAACACCACAGGATGGTTCTTAAGCGCGAACAGCACGTTATCTGTTAATTTGCGAGGTGTGGTTTTCATGGCGGCTCCTTATTTGTAATTATAAAGATAGCATTTATAAAAACAAAAGGCAAGGTTTAGTTTTGCAATATCAGTCTAAGCTATTGAGTCTGGTTGCAATCTTGGTGCAGGCAATCACCCATTTGCGCCACGCAGTTGAACGGTCGCACCCAAACTCCCAGCAGATAGTTTTCCACCGCACACGCGCGGCACGCTTCCATATCAGCTTACGCTCCTCCACCTCAATCCACGTCATCCACTCAAACGTCTGCTCAAGGCGTGAGATAGCGTCAGGCGCAGCACGCAGTCGAATGGGGAACGCTTCTTGGAACATCAGTTCGTTCGGCGTATGCACCACCTCAGGCCATACGTTGAAGTAGCCTTTCACCTTCACAGGTGGCAGGCGTTTGAGTGTTTGAATCGCTTCCTCAAAATGATCCGCCACCTTTTCGTGTGTCCATTTATCTCCCATAGACACCTCCTTGCGTAATCTCAGCAAGCACGGCAGCGTAACCAGCAATGTCGGTAATGCTGTCGAGGTGAGCGGCATCAACGTGAAGGCGTGCCAGCTTCAGATCAATCAAGCAGAGTACAACAGCGGCAGGGCTGACTTCCACACCCAGCGTAATCGACCAGCGTTTTGCCACTTCGTTAAACATTTGTGTGGAGTCTCCGTATTGTGCGCGGCGATCTTCCACGATCTGCAAGGCGTGTTTGAGTAAGTTTTCTCCTTTCATTATTTCCTCCCTTGGTCATGTTGTTCGATGGCAAAATGCAGCAGCGCGAGTGCGTCAGCCTCGTTGTCGTCCTCGGGTTTGTGACCGAGGGCTTGCACGGCAGCGATCACCTGATCCTTGTTGGCGTTGCCTTTGCTGGTAATGAATCGTTTGATTGTGCCGACTGGCACGCCCTCATAGGGAATGCTGTGATGTTCGCACCAGGCAGTAAGCTGCGCGAGGAAGCCGCCATAAGCGTGGGCAGCATCAACACCGATGTGACGGCGCACTTCTTCAAAATAGACAGCGTCAATGCGTCCAGAAACATTGCGTGTTTCATTGAGCCAGCGTTCAAAACGCAGGTAACGCATGCCACCGCCTTCAAAGCGGCGTGGCTTGAAACTTGCCGTGCCACTGACAATGCGGCCATATTCGTTGCGGATTGCCCAGCCTGTGGATGTGCCAAGGTCAAGGCTGAGTAGGATTGGTTTGGGGTTGGTCATAGAGCCTCCTGTTGGGTTAATGCTGTGCATCCCTCCAACCCACGACACATGTGAGCGGCGAACTCCCCAGAGGGGGTTACGCACACATTTATGTGTGGGAGGGAGATGACAAACTGGGGTGAGAGAAAAACTGTTGTGTTTGCTGGGGTTTGCGCCAGTTGACCCAGTTTGCGCTTCAGTTTGACGTGTCCAACTGGAATCGCTCTCAAAGCCTTGAAAACGCTGGATTCCAGTTTGCGGCAGTTTGACAGTTTGCGGGTCAACTGCTTCAGTTTGACGGTGTGTTTCATTCGCTTGCCCCCTCGTGGTAAATCCACACTTCGGGGTCTTCGACAGGCATCAGACCGCCATCCGAAGGGGAGCGGAAATGCGTTGGAAGAAGCCGTTTGAAAATGGTGGTGATCTCACCCGTGACAGGATCAACGTCAGTTTTGTCAGTCGGTGTTTCCATGCCTTCAACGCACAAAAATCCGTTGCGCGAGCGTGCCGCGCCTTCCTTCACAAACTTGATGTAGCCTTTGGAAGTCAGCACTTCGATGCGGTCGCGGATCGAATGCCTGCCACCCAGTTCTGCCTTGTGTTCCCACACCTGACAAAACATGCTGCTGGTGTAGAGTTCGCCTTTGCGAGCCTCATCAAAGATGATTTCCAAGATTTTATCGTGCTTCCTGCGGCGTTCCGCATCGAGCTTTTGGCCGTAATCCTTGTTCACCAGACGCGCGGATTCGAGTTCCAGTTCGCGCCATCTGCCGTCAATCTTGTCGACATATTTGTTTTCCAAGCCTTCGCCATTGCGGAGCTCAAACATCAATTGCTTGATGCTGCGGCTCTCGTCGGGACGGAACATGATGATGCCCGTGGTGTAGAAACTCCGCAGGCTTCCTGCACCGCTCAAGCCTTGGAATGGATCTTCTTCCAGCAGCTTCTTGCTGATTTTCTTGGTGTGGTGGGCAAGGATAACGCCAGCATTCGGGTTAATGCGGTGGCGCACGCCCTCAATACGATCCTGCAAAAATGCCAGCATCGCGCTGTTATCATTCTCGCTGCCAGATTTGCCGCCGTCATAGACGTTTCGCAGCGGATCGATGACGATCACATCCACCTCGGACGGAACAAAATGCCCGAGGATGGTATCGACCATTTTTTCAACGCCGCCTTCATCAAGCAGCATCCGCACTTGCGGTGTGACCACCAGATTGTCGCGCACGAGCGGCATCAGATTGGGATCAAAGTTCAGCTTCTTCAGCCGTTCACGCAGGTAAAAATAACCAATCTCCGCTTGCAGATAGAAAATCTTGAGCGGTCGCGCGGGTGTCATGCCGAGGAACGGCAATCCTGCAGCCATGTAAGCCAGCCAGCAGATCAGCAGATCGCTTTTGCCAACCTTCGGTGCGCCGCCAAGTACCAACAATCCACCAGGCGTGAGTATGCGCGGCGCGACAATATCGGACGGCATAGGAGTGTCATCATCCAGATAATGCCCGACCGAAAATGCAGGAATGGCGGTAGTGGGGGCGACAGTGGCGCGAGTGGCGGATACCAGAAATGCACCAATGTCCATGCCTTCAAGCACAGCGTCAGCCGCATCCCATTTCTCTGGTTTACCATTGGGTACGGCAAGCACGGCCAAAGAAGCAACGCCTAATGTTTTGAGGCGAGCCGCCACACTTTCCGCATATTTGAACCCTGGCTCGTCGTGATCCGGCCAAATGATCACATGCTTACCTGCCAAAGGTGACCAGTCAGTTTTGTCAGTTGGTGCATTTGCCCCATTCATGGCGGTGGTGGCGCATACACCAGCATCGATCAATGCCTGCGCGGCTTTTTCACCCTCAACAAGCACCACGGCATTTGCCGCCTTGATGCCTGGTTGATTGTAGAGCGGCCTGATTTCGGGAGCGCGGTTGCGGCGTGTCGTTACATCCCATGGGCGGAACTGCTTGCCGCTCGGCGGATCATAACGGTAAACGCATGCGATCAGGTTGCCGTCCGCATCCTGATAATCCCATTTGCCCGTAACGGGGCCGAGGTCTTCCGTTTCAGCCGATAGCACATGCTTTGGGACAGGCTTGCACGGACTGCCCAGCCATTCATGAATTGCGCTGATGACATCGGGGAACTGGCTGCGCGTATCTTTGCCATGCACGCCAGCCCATAGAGCGATGATGTCGCCACCTTCACCCGTCGCAAAATCATGCCATTGACCAGCTTTCGTGCCGTTCAGTTCAACAACGAGGCTGTCGCCTTTGTTGCCATGAATATCACCAACATGAAACTTTCCGTTCCTGATGACACCAGCTGGCAATAGGTAATGCAAAACTTCGCGTAGCCTACCGAGAAGCAGTGATTTAATCTCATCAACTGAGATGGTTGCTTCTTCTTTGGGTGTGGTTTGGGTGCGTGCATCGTTAAAATCTTTCCAGTCATGACTCATGCATTCCCCTCCCAACACCGCTGTCGGTAGGAGCAGAATCGGCATTCATAATATTCAGGGTCGGCGGTGAAGCGCGGCATCAACTCGCCAGTTTCCGTGGCACGCAGGATCATCACAGCGCGATCACTTGCTGCCTGCGCGGTGGCAGCATCAAACGGTACGAGCTCGTGATAAATTTCTGCCGTGTCTTTATTGACGGCGGTAAACAGCGCGGGATTGCGTGAAATGCCAGCAACCGTGCCTTCCATATACGCCTGGTAAATCGCTATCTGCGCGGCATAGACAGGCTTGGATTTCGCCACGCCATTTTTGACAGTGTCTTTCCACGACTTGGCATTCATGGATTTGCACTCCCACAACATCGGGAAGCTCAAACCCAATTCCTCGGGCGCACCGTTGATAATGCCGTCGACATGGCCACGGATGCGGCCGCCAGCAACAGAGAAACCGAAGGCTTCACCGTTTTGCTTGCGCGTGAATAATTGCAGACCAGCGGCATGAAGCCATTTGATCGCCATATCTTCAAAGGCGTGACCAGCGGCGAAGATACGCAGCGTCTGCCCAGAGAAATCTTCATCCTTCGGCGTATGCGTAAATTCGTATTGAAGCGCACGCTGGCAGGAAACGCCAAGCCGTGACGCGCCCATATAGTCGCGCTCGGGTTTGGTTTTCTGTTCTGCCACCAACGCTGCATCAATCAGCGTGTTGAGTGTTTCGGTAAAGGTGGGTCTGTGATTAAAATCTAACATCAGAACGGCACCTCCGAGCTACCTTCGCGCATGCGATCCTGATAAGCCGTCACCACCACTTCGATGATGGTAAGCACCTCATGCTTGGTCATTTCCGCAAAGGAACGGTGCATGCCAATCTCGGCGACATATTCGCCGAGCGGCTTCAACGCTGCTGCCATGCAGTCTTTTTCAAAGTCGGTCGGGTCAATCATGCTGCCCTCCCGTTATTGATGGCACTGTGAATGGCCTGACGGTTGAACTGCATGGTCATCAAAGCCGAAGCCTTGTAGCGCGTCAGGTTGTAATCATGGCGGCAGGACGGTGGCAGATATTGCAGCTGCTTTTCCGTTGCGGGCTGGTGCAGCCACGAACGAGTTTTGTGAGCGGTGTCCTCGCTTTCAAAGAGGTTGAGGTAATCATCCGCCGAGGCGAAACACACAATGCGTTCACCCGAAGCAATTAACTTCGGCTGCTCATTCTTACGCCCTCCAACGGCGTGCCAGTCACCATCTTTGAGGAACACGCCAGCCCAGGCGTTGAAACCCGTCGCCACGAAGTAGCGATCATCATTATTCAGGTCGCACCACAGGAAGCTGGAACGCTTCAGCAGGTCGATTTCCGTCATCACGAAATCGTTGCTGTCCAATGTCTTGGAAGTATTCGCGCTTTCCCACACATAGCCGCAGAGCGCACATTCTCTAGTGGCAATGGGAACGGATGCACCACATTCAGGGCAATCCTTATAAGGCGCGTCACCATCCTGATGGTGATCATCCAGATCAACTTCCTGCTCAAGCGCACCGTGAATCAGAATTGCCGTGCCGAAATCCAGCACGATGCAGTCTTTTTTCACCACACCTGGATGCTCATTGGGATCAATCGTGCGAAGGCCGCGACCGATCATCTGCACCATGGTGGATTTGTAGGAGCTCGGACGCAGCAACACCACGCATGCAGTGGGCGGGAAGTCCCAGCCTTCGGTCAGAACCGCCACATTGACGATGACCTGCGCTTCGCCTGAGGTGTAAGCGGCGATGGTATTGTTGCGTTCGGTTTCTGACATATCGCCATGCACGAACACGGCAGACACGCCAGCGGCATTGAAACTCGCAGCCACATCCTGTGCATGTTTAACGGTGGAGCAGAACACCACGGTTTTGCGGTCACCGGCTTTTTCCTTCCAGTGCTTCACCACCGCATCGTTAATCGGCACGGTGTTCATGATGTTGGCAACCGCGCCCATATCGTAATCAAGGGCGGTTTTGCGGACTTTGCTCAGTTCGTCGCGCACACCCACATCCATCACGAAAGTGCGCGGTGGTACGAGGTGACCAGAAGCGATCAATTCCTTAACGGTGATCTGATCCGCCACGTTGCTGAAAATAGGACGCAAGCCCAGCTTATCGCCACGGTTCGGCGTAGCGGTCATGCCCAGCAGCTTGACGGCGGGGTTGACTTTCTGGGCGCGTTCAATCACGCGCAGATAGCTGTCAGCCCTTGCGTGGTGCGCTTCATCAATTACCAGCGCATCCAACACCGGCATGGTGGCAAGGTTGCTTTCCCGCGAGAGGGTCTGCACCATGGCAAACGTCACATCACCATGCCATGTCTTGATATTGGCATTATAGACGCTGGTGCTGAGGTGCGGATTCACGCGCTTGAATTTGGTCTGGTTTTGAACCGTCAATTCATCGCGGTGAGCCAACACACAGGCTTTGCTGATATCGTCTTTGAACAAGTCACCGAGCACCGCCGAAAGCATTATGGTCTTGCCGGCACCCGTCGGGGCAACGGCCAGCGTGTTTCCATGCTCTTTCAGGGCTGCTACCGTGTTGGCGACAAGCTCTTTCTGTCTGGGTCTCAGTAACATTCTGCCACCCCCTTACTGTGCCCAGGAAGGCATATTGCCCGCTGGTTTTTGGGGTTGGCTCGGCGATGCGGCAGCAGCTGGTGCGGCGGTATAACCACCACGACCCATCAATGCGGCATATTCCTTATTGTCGCTGGTGACGGCGTATTTGATGACGTTTTTGTCATTGCCGTTCTGGTCTTTTTCCATGTCGACACGCGCAAGGAACTCGATCCCATCCAGATCGCCGAGGCCGTTGATGCGGCGTGCGTTCTGCGCGGCAGGCGAATTATCCTTATTGCCAAGGCCACGCGCGGAATTGAGGATGCCTTTGATTAATGAGCGGCCGATGTTTGCCCATTCTTCACCTTTTTCGCTGTGCAGCCCAATCAGGCTCCAGATTTTACGGCGGGCATACTGGCCTTCAAGCACCACAAACTCAGCGTTCAGGTAAACTGCGCCGCTGGTGGCGTTACGGGTGGCGTATCCGCCAGTCCAGCCTTTTTGCTCGTTGTTATGACCGCCTGGTTTGATGGTCATCCGCACTTTAACGAGAGTGCCTTTTGGCAGCGGATCAAAACTGTTCTGATCTTCTGCGTTGTTGAAATCGTTCCAGCTCATAAATTATTCTCCTTGTGTTTCGGTTGTTTGGGGGATTGCGTGGGTCAGGCGTTCAGACGCGGGGCGCACTTTGCCTTTGACCTTTTCCATGAGCCGTCCGAGGTGCGGCTCCTCCATGAGTTCCAGCCGCCCTGAGCGATCTTTCGCGGGGAAGCCTTGTTCATTGAGGGTGTGGCAAATGAAGGCGCGAAAGGACGCGCCGCTCTCGGTCGGCATTTCCGCCATGGTGATCACCTGATCGACGATGCCAGGGAGTTCGAGACCAGTTTTACTGCCCTCAATCTGCGGCTGGTACACACGGCGATTAAAGTCATCCAGCTTCTCGTCGAGGATGCCGACGAACCAGATGTTCTTGCCGCGCGTGTGTTGAAGGTGGGTGAGCCAGCCGATCATTTCCTGACCGTGAAGTCCGTAAGCACCGCGCGTATCTGGCTTGCCAGTTTTTTCGCTGAATGCCTGCGGTTGCCCTTTGCACCAGTTGAAGCAGAGGCGACCCGCTACCGTGATACTGTCGATAAAAATGGTGTCGTATTTATCGAGCGCAGCAGGATTGCCATAGCGTTCACACACCGCAGCGTAATGCGCTGGGCTATAAGGCTGGTCATCGCGCAAGGATGGATTAGCTCCACCAATGAACACCGCAAAATCACGGCATTCCTGCCAAGTGCGCGGACGGATGGTGTCGCCTTGCCAGCCTTCAATCGCCAGATCGCCAGCCTCAAGATCAAAGAACAGCGTGGTTTCAGCGGGCATCGTCCATAACAGGGACGTTTTGCCGATGCCGCTTTTGCCAAAGATGCAGCCTTTGATCCCCTTGGTTTCCTTAAGCCTTTCGTCCGCGCTTATAATTGGGAGCGTCATTGAGCACCCCCTTTGCGGGCAAGCGCATCAAGGATATTTTCACCGCCGAGTGCGCCTTTTTCACGCGCTTCGCGGTAAAGACGGCGAATGGCATAAAGGCGTGTGGTGAGTGCTTCGGATTCTTTATCCAATGCCTGCGCGGCAAACTCCAACTCATCAAGAGTGGCTTCCACAATTGGCTTGGTTACTTCTTCCTCAATCGCACCAAGCGCAGGGATGCGAATGAATACGGGAAGATTTTTGTAGTAATAGCTGTCCTTGAGCAGCTTCTCTAACTTGGGCTTAAACATAGTTTTCTCCTTGGTTTCGGTTAAAATTGCTCTCTGGGTCGTTCACTTCTGCTGCCGAGCCTCGACGCCACCCAAAGAGCAAGGCGGTCGCGGTATTCCCTTGGGAGGTGTTGTATTTCCGCGAAGACTCGGCATGTTTTCTGTGCCTTCATTCGGTTACTTACCGAGGGGCTTTGAAAACTGTCGGCGGCTCAATGCAGATAGTGGTGAACGCCTTGCTCACGCAGCGTTCCACGCAGGGTGTTGATCGATCCGTAGAGCGTGGCGCGAGGCACACGGGTGATGCGTGAGAGTTCGCTCGGGTTATGTTCGCCAAGCTGAAACATCAGCACCACAAGCGGTTGGGGTAAGGATTGAACGACACGGTTCAGATCAATTGCCAGATGTATCCCACGTTCTGGATTACCTGCTGGGTCGGGAAATTCATCGTCCTCGCCCTCGGTGTTTTCCAGCATCGCATCAAGCGAAAGCGGTCGAATACCGCCGCCACGTTTCTGCGCTTTGGCTTCTTCAATCAGGTCAGCGATTTTATGGTTGAGGATGCGATCCACGAAGGTACGCCAGCTTGCCTTCTCGGGGTCGTAAGCCTGGGTGCGGCTCAGGACATCCAGCATAAGCTCTTGCTCGATGTCCTCCACTTCCATGCCGTGTATGGCAGGATGCCTTATCAGGCTGCGTGCGTGGTAACGGACTTGGTTAATGATAAATTGGTCAATTCCTTTATAGTTGTTCTTACTCATGGTTTTCGTCTCCAGTTGCGATTGACCGCCACGGGGGCGGGACAACTGGAAACCGTGAAAATTCACTGGGACTGCTGGACTTCAGGGCTGTTGCAGTGAGCCAAAAACAAAAAAAGCCCCGTTTTTACGGGGCTTCAGAGGACGAATATTTTTGAAATTATTTTTGCGTTTCTCAGTGAAATTTCACTGGGGGGTTATTTAAACCCAAAACACTTCGCTTGTTCTTCCCAGCTTTCTGGAAATGGTGTCAGCATACCTTGCAGATTGAAGGTGCGCGGCTGTGTACCGTTCAGGATTGCTTCCTTGATGTCAGGAGCCAGCAGGTTCAGCCTCAGCATGCGGGAAATGTAGGATGGGTTGATATCGTTCTTATCCGCCAGTTCTTCAATCGAAGTGTATTTGCCGCTATCCAAGGATTTCTGCCACATCCATGCCCGAGCCAAGGCTTTGACCATGGTTTCGTCGGGCTTGCCCTGTGGGCTGGTGATGCGGACGTTTTTGGGTATCAGGATAAATTTTCGTCCGCCGTGTCGCTTCATATTCAGCGGCACTTTGATGGAGATGATGTTACCCTGCACACGCAGTTGCGGTTCGCTCATGATTGACCTCGCTCTTTGGTTTTAATGCGTTGACCTCGCGTATCAGCGAGTAAAGACCTTCCGCTCTGACGCGCACTTCCACCGAATCTTCGCTGAGGATGACCTTCTCGAGTATCAGTTCCAGCAAGCGTTGCTGCTCGGCGGGGAACAGTTCGCGCCAGATTGGGAAAATATCGGAGAGTGACTCGCGTATATCTTCTTCGGTGATGGTGTTGTCTTGCTGAGTGGCGTTTTTCCAGACCTGAATCAGCAGTTCGGGCGAGTTGAAAATGTTGTGCAGTTGCTCCAGCACCGTGGTTTCAATTTCCGATGCGGCAATCTGCTTCACGGGGCAGGATTCGCATTTGCCTTTCATGTGCATGCTGGGGACATAATAGCGGTAGATTTTTCCGCCTTTTTTCTTGGTGTGCTTCGGACTCATAGAGCTTTGGCATCCGCCGCATTTCAGCAGCCCAAGCAGCACCGAAGGTACTTTGCGCTTGGTAGCTGCGCCGCGCGTGCGTGGACTGATTTGGAAAATAGTATGCACCGTGTTCCATGTGTCCTGCGTGATAATTGCCTCGTGTTGCCCTTCATATATCTGGTCTTTGTGTTTAATTTTCCCGAGGTAAATCTGGTTGTTCAGGAGTTTGTAGAGCGTGGCTGCATCGTAGGTATTGCCGCCGACATGCTTGCCCGTGGTGGTGATACGGAATTTGCTTTTAATGCCAAGCCGCTTCAGTTCTATCACCAGCAGCTTCATTGACCGTTTCATAATGAAGGTGTCGAATATCAGGCGGACATTTTCTGCTTCATCGTCGTTGATTAGCAGCTTGCGGTCTTTCACATCGTAGCCAAATGGCGGCGGGCCACCCATCCACATCCCCTTGCGTTTGGAGGAGGCGATTTTATCGCGGATGCGCTCACCTGTGATTTCACGTTCAAACTGGGCAAAGGAGAGCAGCACATTAAGCATCAGTTTGCCCATGGAGGTGCTGGTGTCGAAGTTCTGTGTCACCGAAACAAAGGCAATCTTCTGCGCGTCAAACACCTGCATCAGATTGAGGAAGTCGAGCAGCGAGCGCGAGAGGCGGTCAATTTTGTACACCACCACAATGTCGATGTGACCAGCCTTGATGTCGGCAATCAGCCGTTTGAGTGCTGGGCGTTCAATCGTGCCACCTGAAAACCCGCCATCATCATAGTTATCAGGGACTATGTGCCAGCCTTCGTGCTTTTGAATCTGAACGTATTTCTCACAAGCCTCGCGCTGCGCGTCGAGCGAGTTGAACTCCATGTCCAACCCTTCTTCGGAAGATTTTCTGGTGTAAATTGCACAGCGTATTTTTGGCTTGGTATTACTCATGCACCGTCTCCAGTTTTTTGTTGAGACCGAAGAAGGCGTTTCCCGACCAGTTCATGCCTGTGATTTCACGCGCGATGGCGGAGAGGGTTCGGTATTTGCATCCTTGGTATTGGTAGCCATCATCAAGCACCGCTATCTGGTGTTCGACTCCCTGATACAAACGCACCAGCACACTGCCAGTGATGGCTTTTTTCTCGGTGCGTTTGGGTCGCTTGCCTTTGCCAAAATATTCATCGGCTTTGATTGCGAGGCGCGTTTCAATTTCCGCGCTGTTGCCACCGTAGGCAACTTCCTGAATGCGATACGCCAGCCGCTTCGTCAGATACTGCTTATTGGCGCGTGGCGGCTCGGATTTATATAGGTCATTCCACATCTTGCGTAGGTCATCACCCGTCATGGTTCGCAGACTCGCAAGCTGCGCTAATACATTGTTATTCATTGTTAAAACCTCTTTGTTCGTCGTCATGGGCATGAATGCTTCCAACCGTTCTGAAGTCCAGAGAATTGTTCACTTTCTGGCGTTTTCTCAGGCGCAAAATTCCTGTCGCTAGAATGCTGGCGATTTCCTCCATGCGCTGCTTACCGTTCATTAGGTTTGGATTGAGAGTACCCATCGTTTCCCCACATTTGTGTTCATGGGGTTACTTACCGAGATGGTATGCTAACTGTCGGATAAGATAGGGAATTGACAGATAAAAATAAGGCTTATATTATTCACTTACCTAATCTTTATTAGGTACGACGAAATTCATAATGGAGCATTGATGCAACGGCTTACCGAGGCACAGACTAATTTGTTGAACGCGATTACCCAGCTGATGCAATCACTGGGCGTTCCGCCTACGGTAAAAGAACTGGCCGATGCACTTTCCATTCAACCACCAAGCGTTCATGAGTTGCTGAAACGCCTGGAAGCGAAGGGTTACATTCGACGTAAACCTCGCAAGGCACGCTCCCTTGAAGTCCTGAAATCTCTTGCGCCAACACGCAGCAACCTGATCGCTGTTCCGATCATTGGAACGGTAGCTGCAGGCACGCCAATTTTGGCAGTAGAAAATCGCATTGGTGAAGTGATGGTAGATGCTGCTGTGGTGCGGGGGAATTGTTTTGCTCTGCTCGTGCAGGGCGACAGCATGATTGATGCTGACATTAATGATGGTGACCATGTGGTGGTTCGCCAGCAACCTATCGCCGAGCACGGCGATATTATCGTGGCTATGGTGGGTGACTCCGCCACGGTCAAACGCCTCTTTATTTCTGATGATCGCATTGAACTGCGTCCTGAAAACAAAAGACTTCAACCGATCCATGTAGGGCCGGAGGATGATTTAAAAATAATTGGGAAGGTCTTGCATGTATGCTCGAAGGCCAGCCCTGTAATGACAAAACAGGAGAGCGGCAATGTCGAGATACAACCCCAGAGTATTCACTGATGTAGATAGTTTATCTGGCCTAAATGGCGATCTGCTTGTGCAATTCCTTAAGCAGTTCCCGAAGTTTTTTGCCGCGCATGGCATTCACTTAAACAACGGTGGCTTGAATTACGAACAGCTTCGCACCGTTCTTATGAACCCCAAAGAGGAGGTTCATAATGATCCCGAGACGCACGATCTCATGGAAGCACTCCACCTGATCACAGAAATGTCAGATCACGGTTCAATGGATGCCTTCATCGTGGCAGCAAAACAGCAAAACATAACACTCGCATACGGCCCACAAGCTGGCCCTGCGGACGTATCCCTTTATTGCTGGCTGAACCACTCGTCATTGTTTCACACGCTTTATGCCAAAACACTCGTGCAGAATTTCAAGTCATTCAGTTATTTTCTGGGTGGCACGGGTGAGAAGCGCAAGTTTCCAACCTACACCGAAGAGACTGTCACTGCCCTGCAAAATGAATTGGATGATTGGTTTGCGGAAAACAACCGGCTGCGTAACTG